TGTAAGGGACTAAACGAATAGTGTGTTTGCCCGGAGCTGGTTTCCAAAGTTCTACTTTCTTTGAAGTTGTGCTTTGTAGTTTGTTCAGTCTACCTCTGATTGCGTCTAAGTTAATAGCCATTTTTTTACGTTTTAAGAGTTTATGTTTTATGGTTTTATTTAGGTGAGTGTCCTTCACCCTCTATGTATATAAATATTAAGAGATTACAAATATACGACAAATTATCGGACTTTCCAAATCTTTTTTGAAGTATATTTTTAACCCATTTAAGCATGTATATATGTTTGAGATTTACTCAAAGATACGAAAAATATACGAAACTACCAAATAAAAAAGGGGATTAATTTTCCCCTTCTTTTGTATATAATAATGATGTTCTGTTTGGATATTGTAGATGTTTCTTTAAAATGTCCTTTTCGTTATCATCTATAAACTCTCTTAACTTAATTTCGTTTTTAGTTCCCGCTTGTTCTAATGTTATAATAGTAAAATTACGGCCTTTTTCCATTTTTGTAGATTCGGTTTTCACAACTTTATATTTATTGTTTGATGGTAAAAGTACTTCATGTTGGCCAGACCAATCACCAAAATCATTACCAAACATTTTATCTTTATTTTTAGCAGATACATTACCTACATTTGCATTCATACAAAATCCATTGAATGTATTTTTTGAATTTACTACTTTGATTATTATGGATTGATTATTTGATTCATTTACCAATGAATTTGCGTTACCAACATTATTAGCAAATTCAGTAGCTGTTGTTGCATCAAATGAAAATGAAGATATTGGTAAATCAATATTACCACCTTCCTTAAAAGATTTCATAAATTTAGAATAATCAAAAGAATTCATAGCCATACCCCTATACAAAGCGTTTGTTTGTACTGGAGGTGGTGGTTCTGATTTCAACATCTCATCAATTCTATTTAATGCATCTTTGTTAATCATTGATTGATATGAAATCATATCATTTATATAATTTGGATTCTTTTTAGCTTGCTGCTTAACCCATTTAGATTGATTTTTATCATTAGCTTCCGAAATACCTACAAAAGAATTATCCTTATCATCTCCCCTTTCCTTTTTAATAAAGTTACGAAGTCCACCATCCACAGTTGTTGGGTTCTCTAACTCATTCTGCATTGTCTTATTCCACTCATCATCTGAAAGTGTTTTATATTTTAGTGGATATGCTAATTGTAAATTTGATAAATCATCCATAGCATCAGTCTCATTATCTTTTCCAAAATAAATGGTATTCCCCATTTTAACTAAAGCATACTCTGATAAACTTTTATAACCCCAAGCTTTTAAATCTTCTTTATTTGGAGTAAATCCGGATATATCAAAATACATTTCAGGATGTTGTAATATTCTATTTACATCTATTTTATATTTGTTAGCCACTTTAGCAACATCTTTTGGAGTAAATGTTCCAGAAAATATAATTTTATTCTTTACCTTTGAAAGTGCATTTGTTAAATTTTTAGTAGTTTTATCGTTATACAAATCATTTTTATCCGATTCAGCTTTAGCTATTTTTTTATCTGCTTTCTTTTGAATTCCTTCCGGGTCAATTATTTTTTTAATTTTTTCAACAGTAGCATCTTTACTAAATCCGTAAGCATTATAATATCTTGCATCTTCAGCCTTTCCACCTGGTGCGTACTGATTTAATTCAACACTTTTCATAATCAAATCTCTAATAAATGTATGAAAAGGTTTGCTCCTACCATTATCTTTTATTTTAGTTTCTGCTCCAAAAGAATTTACAAGATTTATATCAATATCATTATCTTCTAATGTTTTTTTAATAAGTTCCGATGTTATATCCGATTGTCTAAATTCGGCATCTGGTACTATTTTTCCGTTTTTATTTTTTCTACTAAGACGAACCACAACAGTCCCAGCTTTTGTATCTTTCATTGCATTTACAAATTCTTCGGATGGTTCTTTATTATCAATTGTGTCACCTCTTTCCTTTTCATAATCCCCTTTAAATAAATCGGAAGATTTTGGAGCTTCTACATCCTTTCCTTTTACTTTAGGTGTATTATGTGTACCATCCTTAACTGCAGTATCCATATTATCTTTAGTATCAAAATATACTAATTTACCTGTTTTTTTGGATATTGCCGAAAAATCAGTTGTTTTTGGGTTGGCCTCAAATAGTTCTTTAAGTAAAATCATGTATATAAATATAAGGCAAATAAAAAGGGAGAATTTTTACGTTCTCCCTTTTGTTATTATGCTAATAAATGATAATATTCTTTAAAGTGTTTAATTCTATCAGGCAATCCAATAGTACCACCATTTACTCTTTTAGTAATCTTTGTTACAACTGTATCACTAGCTCCTTCATCCGCCATCTTATGTAATCCGTTTTTAGAAAAGAACCAAGCTGCTGATAATAAAGCGTAAGATGATGCTACCTTATCAGGGTTTGCTGTCATATCTTCACCAATTGATTTACCAAATGCAGTGTAATTTTCTTTACCTGTCAATTGGATATATCCTCTACCTCTGAATTTATAGCCTTCACCGCTTGCTTCAGTTCCATTGCCCATTCTATTTGCATATACTTTAGATGCAATCTTTTGTGGTTGTCTAGCATATGGAGTTGCTGCTGCTTCAGTTGGGAAGTATTTCTTAAAGATACCAGCCAATCCTTTTGCTGAATAGTTTAGGTTTTCTTGAGTTGCTCTAAATCCACCACTCTCGTGTCCACATTGTGCTAAGAAGTGTGCCAATCTCAATGGAGTATTAATTTGGAACTTAGCTGCCGTATCAGGAATCATAGCAATAACCGCATCAGGAATATGTCCTTTAAGTTTATCTAATTTTAATCCACCTACCGGTGCTATTGGTGCAGATACGATTGGAGTAGGGGCTGCTACAGATTCTCCCATAATCTTTGCCCAAGTTGATGGTCCTACAATACCATCTGCAGTTAAACCATTCTTTGCTTGCCATTCTTTTACAGCTGCTTCGGTTTTAGGTCCAAAGTTAGTTACCGCTGGTTCAATACCCAGCTTTTGTTGCATTAACTTTACGTTTTCGTTATTATCTCCTTTTTTTAATAACATAATAAAAATTATTTAGATTGTCCTTCCGTAACTTCTTTATTTCCTTCTCCGAAATCAATTACTTCAAAAATTCTTGTCTGAATTTTCTTTGTACCTTCGGCGTTTGTTAATATGATTGAATTCTTAAACTTTTGCCAATTGATGACAAAAGATGTATCTAACACCCCACCATTCTCCTCTTTAACTAATTCGTTAAGAGCATTAATAGTGTAAAGTGAATTAGATTCTTTCTTTCTATGTATTAGTATTGTATTTTCCAATGGAGTCTCCGGTTGGAAAGCAGTATCTATATTATAAGTCACAAACAATTCCTCTAAATTGGACTTGTTTTGTAGTATATAGATATAGTTGTAGACTATATGGTAAGTCTCTCTTATCTGTTGTAGAGTATTTTGTAACTCCTCTTTTGTTGTAAATGTACAAAGTAACTGTGTCTTCATCCTTCCTCTTGTGTCTTTTTATTATCTATAAATATCAAAAACCAAAAGGAAGGATAAAAACGGGTTATTTTTTCTTATTTGCTTTTGCCGCTCTATTATTTACTCTTTTACCAATAGATTGTCTAGCTTTCTCATTTGATTCGGATGTATCTCCATTTTTACGATTTGCTTCAGAAATAGCTAATGCAAAATCATCGGAACAAGATATTTCAAAACCAACAGTTCCTTCATATCCTTTACCTTTTTGTCTTGCACCTACTACACCAATCGGAATATCTTTACCATCTTTGGTTTTTGCACCATATACTAATATAGTTTCACCATTTGGTAATCTTTTTAATTTCATACCTTTTTGTAATTCATCATAGTTTGCTACACCAAATACAGTTTGTAAAGTTTTTTGAGTTACTTTCATACCATCTATACACATAAACTCCTCACCCTGCATACAAGTCTTCATTGGGAATGCATCTGCCAATTTCTGCATTAAACCTCCCATTAATTGAGGACTTTCTGGTAATACTTCCATTAAAGCATTTCCGGCTTCTACTGCTAAATTATAATGTTTACTCAAAGCTTTTTCAGCTTTAGTATCACCAGCAGCTATTGCTACTTTAGATGCCAACACTGCTACTTTACATACTCTATCATCGGTTGTATCCTCCCCAGCTGCACTTAATTTTTGTCTTATACATGTAGTTATATCTTTAGTACCACTTGCTTTACAATCCTTAACTGCTTTGTAAGCAAATTTAGCAAAATCTTTATCACCACCATCTATATTTTTTGCATTATCAATCACATTATTTGCGTTTCTAATATTAGTGTTTGCTGTTTTAATTAAACTTTCTGCTGATTTTGTTTGAGCTCCTCCAAAATTTCTAACTTTAGAAACTGCTTGTTGTACATGCGAAGGTGCTGCATCAAATGCTTTTGTTCTAATATCACCTGCTAATTGTTTCAATGCAGCTATTGCTTTTGTACCTTTTAATCCAGTAATTCTTTCAGCTGCTGCTAAGGCGGCCGCTCTATCTTCTGGATTTTTGTTTGATGCTCCTGCTTTTGTTACTATTGCTTCATATCCTTTTACTCTTTTTCTCTCCTTATCATCTAAGAAGTTTAATACAAAATTATTAACTTCATTAATTGAACCATTAAAGAAGAAAATGTTTTCATCTTTCTTTAAAGAATTCTTTTGTGCTCTAGCAGGTCCGTTTGGTTTACCATTTTTATCTAAAGGTTGTACTCTTAACATTACATCGGTTGAGAATCCTTTGTTTTTATAATCTAATCCTAATGATTCAACATCACTCCTAATATCCCAAGCAGCTCCTTCAAATCTCCACTGACCTTTACCATATTTTTCATCCATTGCCGAATCAAATGCTTCTGCGTGTGTTAGTGAGGCCTCTACCCAATCTTTAGTTGCAATTGAACTTTGTTTTCCACCTCCAAATTCTTCTGCTGATTTTGCAATCTCAGCGCTCATTATATCAGCAAGTTGTCTTCTTTGTTGTGGGTCTCTCATTGACATAAATGCCATTGCCATTACTTCACCAAATTGAGATTGAATTTGCCCAGCACCACCTTGCTTTATTAATTCAGTTACAGGTGGTTTTTTACCTTTAACTTGTGTATTAATACATCTTTCTAAAAACTTAATATATTTTTCAGGAAATCCTGATTCTTTTAATTTTGTTCTTGTATCTTTATCTACTTTATATGGCTCTTTTCTAACCAAAGAAGAATGCTTTCTTCCACCATTTGAAGTTGAATAGTAATCATCATCGGAATATCCATCAGCCATATCTTGGTTTGAATACTCTGGTGCCAATTCTCTCATATCATCAGGAGTTGCTTCTCCCGTATTTACATATTTTTCTAATATAGAATCAAGTTCTTCGGGTTTTACTTCTAAAATAGTCTTACCTTCATCTCCGTTCTTTTTGTGTGGATTATTTGTTTCAACTCTTTCTTTTTTAGCTGGAACTGATGCTTTTTTTACATCCGGCTTCATATCAGGAGTTTTTCTAAAATCACCAGCTCCTAATTTTTTAGTTGGAGCTTGTGGTGTTGTAGTACCTCCTGCATTTTTAATATCTCTCTTATTAGGAACATCGTGTTGTGCTGATTTTGGTGCTATTACAGTATAAACATTACCAGTCTTTTTACTTTTTACCCAATACTTACCATCATCTGATTTTGGATATGTTGCTTCATCTATAAAGCCATAAATCATTTCTAACATTAACTCATTTGCTAAATCTATACTTTCTTCTTTCATTTTTGGTTCTATTGGTGTTTCAACGTTATCAGTTTCACCATTTTCTTTTTTCTTATTATATGAATCAACCATATCCTCCATCATTTCATCACTAATTTCCATTTCTTCAAGTCCTTTTGCAATCAATTCAGTAAACTTTAATATGTTTGCATCCATTTCAGCTTCACCATCCGCATCAGCAAATACAGCTGCTTTACCAACTCCCTTTAGAATTGTCTCACCAATAATGTGAGGTATAAACTCCATTGCTACGTGCTTTCCAAATGCAGCAACACCATGTGATAATCCACCAAATGCAGCTCCGAATACGGCGGTAGTTACTACTTTAAATGCAACTGCTTTAACGGCTTTTTGTTCATGCTCACTCAAAGGTTTACCACTAAAAAAGTTTTGAACTCCTTTACCAGCTGCTTTAAATTCCTCAACCTCATGCTTAGCTCCTTTCTTAATTGCCTTCAAAGCCCCAGCTGCTTTATCTTTTAAAGCCTGTCCTAAACTTCTACGTTCTTTTGAACCAGGCGCACCTTCGTTTTTCTCAAAGAATGCTTTTTCCTTTTCAGTCCATTTATCTATTTTTTGTTTTATCTTATCAGTAATTTTTGGTACTGATGTTACGGCTGATGGTGTCTCTTTATTTGCATCTGCTTTCTTAGGTGCGATTCCCATATCTTCTGCAAACTTATTTGCCATTGGTATTGCATCTTTAATATCCTGGTCTAATACCGTTGTTTTCATTGGTATTTGTTTGTCTGGATTTTGTGCATTATATGCTACAATTGCTGCCCATCTATGGTGGCCATCAATTACATATCCATCTCTACTCACATATATTGGTGCGGTAATTTTTGGATGATTAGGGTCTTTCTCTAAAGCCCCCATCATACCAACTACTTTTGCTCCAACTAAATCTTTTTGTGTTGCTTTTAATTTATCAGCAGGTACTTCAGTTTGTAAGGTTTTAATTCCCTTCTCTTTTAACATTTCTTTGAATACAGGTTCAGTATCAACCTCACCACTAGCATCAGCTTCCATTCCAGCTGCTCTACTACCCGGCGATGCATTTCCTTTAAATTGTGGCATCTCATCTCTTGGTATTCCTAAGTTATCATCACAATATAAGTTTGTACCTGGCACAGTTACATCACATAAATTAACATTTGGTGCAGGTTCTCCTTTAGCTTTAGCATCAGCTACTTGCTGTGCTACTTTATTAATATCTGTATTGAATTGTTCTAACTCCTTTGGGTCTATTGCATCTGGAATATCACTACCACCACTAAATGTATCAGTATCGGCTTGTGGCATTTCCTTTGCTACATCTTTAATATCAATTGGATTAAATTTAGCATCTAATGGATTTGGTTCTTCTTTTGATTTTTCAGAATCAGCTTCTTTATCCTTTTGTGCTATCTTATCATTTGCCGCTTTTTCTCTATCCATTCTAGCTCCCATTGCAGGGTCTGCTTTTGGGTCAAACATTGATGCCGCTTGCTTTTGTTTTTCCTTTTCAGCATCAGCTCCACCTACCGCACCACCTTCTCCACCTTCAGGTTTTTTTGGTTGTCCTTCACCACCCAATTCCTGATTTAATTTTTCTCTTTCTGGAGAACCTTCCGGTGGTAACATTTTTTCTGCTGCCGTTCTAGCAGGACTTCCTTCCGGTTGTCTTAATAGATTTCCAACAATACCTTCTTTATCTTCACCACCTGTACTCTTATAAGTTACTTTTTTATTTAAGATAGGATTAGTAAAGTTTTTATCAGCTTCTGCAATATCTTGAGGAGTCTTTCCCTTTTCGGTTAAAAGATTTTCAATTAGCATATCTTCTATTTGAGATATTCCCATTTCTTTTAATACAATACGCAACTCTTTTAAGTGAGTTGGATTTTTCACATCAGGCATACCATCTTTTACTCTGTATGCCCAATCTGATACGATTTCCTTTATTAATTCAGTTATATTCATATTCATTAAAATTTATGGTCGTTTGCTTCACATACCATTTCCAACTCATCCCAATTAAATTTAGGTTTTTCATTTAGAAATACATAACACTTCCATTTCTTTTGTTTTTCAAAATAGATATGTTTTTGTAAGTGGGATGGTATTGCTGCTCCAGTTGCTACTCTTTTAGCAGGAGTATCAAAGAATGTTTTTATTAATACGGTAATATTTTCGGTATCATCCCATTTACGGATTTGTTCTTCTAACATTCTCCATTCACCTCTATTAAGATATTTATCCTGCATTATGCAATTTAGATAAGAAAATGTTTGTTTTAGATTTACCATATTATCAGAAAATGTTGCAGCTGGTGCACCATGTCCTTTGTCATATATGTTTGCTTTATAATCATCACCATCTGATGTTTTGATATTTGCTTCTTTATAAAAATCCATAGCTCCTCTATTCACATTTGTAGGACGGTTAGTAGAACGATACTTAATTACTAAGGGTTGTTCTAACGATTGTGAGTATAAAACCTCAAACACATTATTTTTAATTCTTACATTTTGTCCAAAGGAAACCAAAGAAAGGATTAAAAAAATAAAAAGGATAACGATTTTCTTCATATTATAGCACGTTTTTGTATATACTATAAATATGGGTTCTTATAGTTTTCCGTAATCCAAACCCCAACTAGCCTTAACAGGGAAACCACTTCCTTCGATGATTTCCTTCAATCCCTTAATCAATCCCTTATCAATATCAGTCGGAACATCAAAAAGAAACGAGTCATATGTGTATAAACAAAAGTTAATACCACTACCTCTTATATAATCCAATATCTTTCTCATAACCTCAATGTTCATCTCAGTCTCAACGGCTTGTAATAAGTAGTTGAATACCTTTTGTGCATTTGGTTGTTCTATCCAGCTCAATGGGATTTCTCTATGTGGTGTTTGTAAGTATCCCTTCTTTTGTACATCAATCCATAAGGTATCAATGTAATCAGCTACCGCATTAAAATATGGGATTTGACGGAAATCATCATCAATACCACCATAAAGTAATTGGAACGTAATACCCTTTGATTCATCCACACTACATCCATATTGTTCGGCCAACCACTCATGCACACTGGTTTTGGGAAGCTCAAAGTTTACCAACTTACCAATCAATCGAGGGTGATATGCGTTATAATCCATTTGTAGGAATATACCATCGGAAACGAAACATTCTCTACTACCATCGGTTTTATTTAAGGCGGCATAGTTCACACCACCATGTCTATTGGATGGTCTACCTGTCACCGTAAATGGATTGTATTCGGTGTACACTAAGTTATCGGAGGATACTTGCTTTTGAGCTTGTGGCCATCTATCAGTAAATTTTTTCCCATCGACACGGATTCCAAATTGTTCGATATCTGAAAGGGTAGGTATAAACACTTCGTTGTACCACTTAAGAGTAGTAGTGTATGGTTCATTATGGAAGTATTTACGAAATTGCGGTTCTATCACCTCTACAATCTTCATTAGAGGAAGGGATTGGATTAAGTCATCTCTATACCCTTTGTGAGTCAACGTTGAAAGGAGAGGATTTAAAGGGGCTTCATAATCAATTACCTTTGCTTCCTTTCTAAAGTATGCAGAATCTACATCGTATAGATTTACTGAAACATTAAGAGTATGTAATATCTTCTTTTTTTGGAATACCCACTTTTGTCCGTTGGTATTTATGATAGATTCTATTTGCGCATTACTTAACGATAGAGCGTCTGTATGTTTATGAGGTAGAATGTATAAGCCATCTGAACATCGTACAACTACGAGCGAAATAGAAGTGTTTAATGGATGCTTACTATTATCTACCCACAATGGATACCAAATAGATGCTTCCGTTTCCAGCTTTTGTTTTAATTCATTAATTTCCTCAATAGACTCAATAATCTTCATAGATACAAAGATACGAAAATTATATTAAAATACCAAATCTTTTTAGGAAATATCAACTACCCATAATTTTGGGTTATATCCATAATGTACCAATCCAGACAAACGAGTATTACCTGCAACCAAATCATAATCATTATCTGAAAACTTTACTACGATTGGATATTCCACTAATCCATCTTGAATGTATTGTTTTACAAATTTAATTTTTTTGGGTTCTAATGAATTAAAGTTTAAATCAACATTACCTAATATATCTTTTATAGAATTGAAATCAATAACATATCCGGCTTTACCTTTTTTAATCCATTCCAATCTACCCATTTCAACGAATTCAGGATATCGTTCAGCTTCCTCCCATTCACTATCAAAGTTTGGATGGATATACTTAATATTATTTTTTTCTTCCAATAATGCTTTTAAAGATATCATATACATAAATATAAAAAAATCCCAAACTATTAAAGTTCGGGATTTTGGTGGAGATGAGGGGAATCGAACCCCTGTCTTACAAAGTAATCATAATACCAGCATATCACACGTTTAGGTAAAGTTTAATCTTATTCACTTTCCAAAATAATTGGGGCCGTATGGTTAGTACAGCTTTTCCACCAATTCGTTGATTCGGGCTCAACGAATAAAGCCTTTGTAAACACTTCTGTTCCTAGGTTGTATGTGCACCGACCCGATTGTTGTGACTAGGCTGCTACAGCGTAATCAGCACCTACGAAAGCCATAAGGTCTTCGAAGGTCATAGTTGACATTTCGTCAGTTATTGTTTTGTACAGATTTAAAGACATCTAGCACTTCTGTCTACGTGTGGTACTACCATTCTCATTGCAATCAAGTCCATGGCATCCCCATATAATATGTAAATATACGAATAATAATTTAGATTACCAAATTATTGTTTAGAAAATTGTAAATAGTTTGGTAAATATAAATGTAAGGATGAAATAGTCTTCATTCCTATTTTTATTGAATTGAAATTAGATTCTTTTATTTCATCTACGCTTCCACTTATTCTCCAACGTATAATTACAACATTAAAAAATGGACTTATTTTAAAATTTAAAAATGATAATGAATCAATTTCATATATGTATCCAGTAGCATCATTTGCTTTTTGAATAAAGTATCTTTTTATAAATCCTCTGTTATAATCATCTACTAATGGAGATGGTACGTGAGTGATTATTTCCGGAAGTTCATATTCCGATAAATTATTATTAATCTTTTCGTATCTGTATTTGTTTACTGACATTTTATTGTTTTTGTCTATATTCTCCAGTCACATTTGTTGTCCACATCATACCTTCCAAACTTTGCTCTATTTGTGTAACTTGAAATAAACCATGCTTAGCATACTTAGCTGGAATTCCGTTTATATTAAACGTATCTCCTCTACGAATACCACTTGTTCCCAATACTTTAAAATTATATTTTATTGGTAATGGATGCGATAATGTTCCATTAGCCTTCTTAGCAGTAAATGCATCATTTTTCATTCTATCAAAAAATGGTTCATCGTTTAAGCAATATATAACAAATAATTTCTTTAAAGCTTCTGGGTTTTCTAAAGCAGTAATTTTATCAGGATTCATTGATGCCCAATCTGGAAGTGGTAATACATCTATTTTAGCTAAATTATTTGAAAGAGCTGTTTTTTTATTTTGCTCATCATCCGCTTCATCTTTTTTCTTTTGCTCTTTTACTTCTTCTTCTTTCTTTTCAATTTCTTTTTTGATATCCGATATACTTTTATCCAATGTCTCAATTTTAGCTCTAATTTTTGCTATATCTTTATCACGTAAATCTTCTTGAACATCTTTAGCAGCTTCTTTATCTGCAGCTTCTTTTATAGCTTTATCACTTCTAAATACATTAGCTACTGTATCAGCAGCTTCTTGTATAAATTCAACATCAAGACCCCTAGCTCCTTTTTTTGCATAATCAGCTTTTATTTTATCAATTTCTGCCTGCAAATCTTTTTTATCGTTTCTTGCTTTTTCTAGTGCTCCTTCGTTTTTTACAATATCTTCTTGTATCTTTTCATGTGGCTTTTTCTCTGTTTCTTTTTGTTGTTCTTTTTGTGCTAAATCTTGAGCATCCTTTTCAGCTTGAGTTAATTTTTTTCTTTTATTACCATTTGAATCAGTAACACTATCTAAAAATAAATCAGTTTGTGAATTAAAAAATCCACCTACGCCTACAATTGGTTCATCCGGATTATTTGCTAATGCTAATCTTCTACTAATAATTTGATTTGTCATTTCAGATGGTACTGATATATCAAGATTGGCATCTAAAAATACAGATTTGGGCCCACTGTGATAAAATACCTTTGTGTTAGTATTGGGATTACTACCAACCCAGTTTTCATCTATTACAGTTATTATAATTTTACTTGGCGTTGGTTTTCCTTCTTCAACCTTACCAGTGTTTACTGTTTCTTCAACTATTTGAAAATTCCAAAATGAATTTACTGCAGATGACATCTCATTCAACATATCAACAAAAACCTCTCTTATGTTTTTATTTTTTTGTGTTAATTTTTCAACAAATAAATCAAAATTTATATATAAGTTTTTTAAATATCCCCAATATCCCGCCTTTTCAACATACCCATCTTCATTTAAATCAGTTTGTTCAACAAATTGTATTGGTTGACCAGGAATTGCATTTCGTACTATTCCATACTCGTTACCACCGCTTCTAAATATACCACCTTTTAATTGGTCTACTTGCCCCTCATTTAAAAAATAAACAGAGAAATCAGGCATAAACCCCGGTATTACCAATTTAGATGCCTTAGTTGAAAACATATTTGGAAATGCTCCAATTTTTGCTTTGCTAATATCAAATTCAACACTAAGTTTTTTACTACCCATTGTGTAAGCAGTAAATTCACTATTTGAATTTAATATTTTTACAGCCAAATCAAATCGTATATATTTATTTTTTGAAAATAATTTTTCCTTTTCAATTGTAGATTTTCCAACTTTTATTTCACTGGAGTTACCGAAAATTTTAGCGATAAATCCAGGGTTTGCATATGTTGTAATACTTTTATTAACAGCAGCATCTAAATTTAAATAAGAATCCCAATCAGTTGTGGGCATTAATTTTCGTACTTGGTCAGTTTGCCTTTGAGATGGTAACTGATTAAACATATTTTTGAATCTTCTATCTCTACGAATTTCACCACTACCTGCTTCTTCTGTTTCGGATACCCCATAAGGTTTAGGTTCTCCGGGTTTATCAACTATATCACCATTACCATCAATTTGTAATGATTTATTTTGAGTTTGTAAAAATGTTGGTAATCCGGGAGCTCCTCTAAGTTTAACAGATACTGTCCATTTATCTCCATCAGATGATACCGTACCACCAACTATAAATCCCAAAAAAGAATCATAGTCTCCAGCAGAATTTACACGTATTGAATGTAATTTGTTATAATCTAAATTTATATTTACAGCTTGAGATAATATATGTTGTGCTTTATTTTCTTTAACATTTGTATTAATTGCACTTTTTATACCGTTTACACTATTCCAACCATATTCAATGCATAAAGAATATCCAGGTTCCAAAAAATAAGTCTGCATTAACTCTATTTGAGCTAATGAAAATGCTTTCATAGTTAATGTACATTCTCTTGATATTTGGTCTTTACCTTCTTTTATTTCCAATGCAGTTATAATTGGAGATGGTCTTAATGGTGCACCTATTCCAGATGATATTGGGTTACCGTCCCAACTAAGACCCATATCACCACTACTAACACTATCACCATATGTACTTGTAAATTCAGTAGTACCTTTAAAAACATCGGATTGGTTTACAGATGATAATATAAGACCATTTCTAGCTCTAGTTCCTTTTTTTGTTGTCTCCTTTCCATCTTTATCTTTAACAATAGTATCTTTACTACTATCATATTCAAGCACCCTTGCTCCAGAAAAAACTCTAATCCAAGCCATTCTTTTACTTGCATTAAATCCTACTTTACTGCTGGATACCTCAGATGTTAAATTTATATAAATATTATCTTCAATGTTACTTAGCTTAGGCCACATATATGTAAATTATTATTGTTCAAAATCACGCAAAATATCAATGTAATTTTGTGGTATTCTTAAAATCGTTCCTTCCTTTATTCCAATATTTGCATTATGAATATTATTAGCACAAGCAATTATCCACCATAAAGTAGAATCGTTATAAAATTGATATGCTAATGTATCAAATCTATCACCAGTTTCAGTTGCAACATATATATCATCATCCGTTTTTGCGATATTAGGATATATTTTAGATTGTAGTACTTCCCTACCATCTATTGTTTTTTTGAATCTACTATTTTTGTATCTACTTTGCATATTTTATTTACAATTGTTATATCTTTTAGATTGGTTTATTTTCCAATAAAATTATCAATCCATCTTCTTTCAAAGTTAAGTAACTCTATCTCTGCCCTACCTTCGGGTCCTGCATGAAGTGGTTGCTCTCCATCTCTTGTAATATATACAAAATTTGGTGGTTTTGATTTTTTGTATATATTGAAATCTTTGTATTTTTCTACAAATATACCATGTGGACCTATTTTTTCTTTTGGTTTTTCTTCGGATGGATTTTTTGTATTTGAATCCTGTTTTACATCAGTCTGAGTGCCATCTTCTTTCTTTTTAGGAGAACCATCCGCATTTAATTCTTTGTTACTATCTTGCTTAATTGAAACATTAGCAGGAACATCACCATATCCATATAATCTTTTTTGATATGTACTTCCAATTGTTTCTACTAATTTAAGCGTAATATCAACATTTACAATTTTTGGCAATTTCCAATTTTTAGTTTCAGTATCAAGACCAATATCCCAAGGTGAATTATCATCAATTGTATATGTTAATGAATCTATATATGCTTCTTTATTTCTAAACATATCTCCTAATGTAAATTTAATAAAAGGTGCATATACTGAGTTTTGTGAATACCCTTGTGGATAAGTAAGACTTGTTAAAAAATTTAATCTTTGCCAAGCTGCTACATGTTCATCATATGATAAGGAATATACTTTAAAATTAAAAGTTATACTTCGTTCAACACCATTATATGTATAAAAATTAAATGGATTTCCAATAAATTTATTAGTATCCCAACTAGGTGATAATGTTTCACTTAATCCACTTATAGTTGCTCTAAAGTTTACTGCTGCCTTTTTATGCACAGACCAAAATTTTAAAGTTACAAAATCATAATCATCTAATTGCTTTTCCGTATCTTTGATTAAATCATTTTTTAACCCAGTTGCTGATGGATATGAAACCTGTTTATTTAAGTAATCTGATGTTGTAAACATCGCTCTAACTCTTTCAATACTATTATTACGTTGTATTTCATTTCTACTAAATTTTGTTTTTGGTGTTTTTATTACATTTGGTACTGCTATATAATTTGTTATTGGTAATGGTGTATTAAATATATCTACTTCATATTCCGTATATTTTGATAATAAACCGATTGTGGTATCAGTCATTACTTTACCATATGGAGCTAGACTATCATATAGAACACCACCGGCTTTTGCAAAATTAACTGCTGCTTGAGATGGAGAACCTAATAATAAATTGTTTAATTTCTTTTTACCTAATTCTAAAGCTGAACCAAGTATTTGGTTTGGATTTGGTCTTCCTGATAAATTATTTTTAATAAGATTACCAAGTAAATTACCACCAGATTGTAATTTTAAATTTCTTAGAGTAATCATGGTGTTATATTCACCACCTTCTCTTGTAAAATCTTTATCTAATACAATTCTACTTGGTATAAGTTGTTCAGGTAATTTAATACCTAGTTTTGATAATACATTTTTTCCTAAATTCTCTGCTTTATTTAAAAATGTACCTAATATACCACCATTAGTAACACCACCAGCACCACCTTTCATATCATCTACAATACCTCTAGTCTTTGTAGTGAATTTGATTATATCAGTTCCATATAAAATAGGACTTGTTGTTTTTGATAATATGCGTAATCCAGTTACTTCTTCTTCTAATCTTCTTTCTCTTGTTCGAAGTGATAAATTTCTTCTACCAATTTCAGCAATTCTAAAAGATGGTGTCATTAAAACATTATATGGATTTCTTCGCAAATCAGCAGTATTACGAATATCATATTGTTGTTCAGCAGTTTGCCCACTAACTAATTTTTTACTTTTAAATAATTCTTCTATCGTTGGCATTTACTTATATTTTATGCTATTGCAAAGTTATTTCGTGTACTCTTATTAACCTGATTTGATACTCCTGCTGTAACTTTTGCTCCATCCATATGTACCGATATTTTACCGGCAGCCATATCTGCTCTTAATCCTTTTATTTCAGCTATCATAGCATTTAATGGTGCAGATAAAATTGCTAAATTCATTTGAGGTGTTGCCGATTGTTGAGTTGTTCCCGTTTGTTGAGTTCCTCCGTTTGCTAAAGCATTTGATATACCAGGCCCAGCAACTATATCATCGTTTGGAGATAATTGAAATAATCCACCTTCTTTTGTAGATACTTGAGTTTTGCCATCTGCCGGTGAATTCATATCACCAACTTTTGATAATGTAGCAAATCCTGCCGATAATATTGCTGCCGAAGCTGCTATTGCTAATGGTAATCCAAATCCCAAACTCATTGCCATAATTCCTTGGAATGCGCTATAAGCTGCGTAAACAACTGCCAAACCAGCAAGTCCCTTTAAAACTTTACCAACAGTTCCCAAAGGACCTATCATGTTACTAATAGAGTCACCAATACCACCAAATACATATTGTATTAATTCAACTATCATTTGAATTGGCATCAATGCAATACCAATACCTTCAATTAAAGGCATCAATGTATTTCCTATCACAGTTGCCATACCCATAAACGCGTTTGTTATTTTTTCAACTTGCTTTTGCTGTTCTTGTTGTTTAGCAAATTTATCAGTTTCTTGTGCTAATTGGTCTGCCCCAATGTTTGTTATATCCAATCCCTTACTAATCGCATCTTCGGCAGCTTTCTTTTGTTCTGCTGATAGACTATTTAATTTATCTTGAGTACTAAGTTGTTTATTAATTTCTTCAACGGTCATTCCAGCTGCTTTGGCTAATTGCTGTTGGGTGAAGTAATCTTTCTTTCGGAAATCACCACTTCTTTGAATTTGAGAAAGAGTTTCTTCATTTGCTTCTTGAAGTTTACCTTCCATTGCTAATGCTCTAGCTCTACTCAAATTAAATTGTCCACCAACAAAAGTTGCTGCTACTAATTCTTCTTCTATACCACTTTCAAAATCTAATAATTTTTCTGCTAATGATACTTGCTCTTTTAAAGAAGTACCCATTCTACGGGCTTGAACTGCATTCTTTGTTAATGCACTTAAATCTCCTTTAAAAAACGTTGATGCTGCTTCTGCATTTTCTGCAATATCTTTAAATACTTTATCGGGAGCTACTCCGGCTAATTTAGCCATATTAGCTGCCTGCATTTGAACATTAGCTGCTGTTTCTGCACTCAACCCACCAACACTTTCAAATATACCTTGTACTTTAGCTGATGATTCAGCTGCTATTCCAAAGTTTTTATTCATTACACTTAGTGCAGCTACTGTTTCTTTTGAAAACTCAACCGAATCACTAAATTCACTTTTTAAAGATGATATGGTTTTTAAGACATCTGCACTTTCTAATCCAATATTTGCAAACTCCGTACTGATTTGTACTGCTTGGGATTTTATTCCCTCCATTTGCGAATTTAATAATCCAGTTTCTTTTCTAAAATCTGCAGCTGCATCATCCAAATCAACGAATGATTTAATTGCCAATGCCAATATAGCTCCTATTATAAATATAGGGCCGAAACCAGCCGCTAAAGCCATCTTTAACTTTTTAGCTACCCCAATGATACTTTGCAATCCAGCCGGTAGTGCACCAATTATTCCATCTTGAGCTTCCTTTAATTCATTTAGTCTAGCCTCTTGCTTAATTAATAGTTCATTTTGTTCAAATAAGTCCTCAGCAATTTTTCTTTCATCTTCACTTAAATCCGTTATTGATGTTTGAAATTCTAATCTTCTTTGCGCAGAATCTGTCATTCCTTTAGCACTTCTTTCAGCAGATGCAGTTGCTTTTGCTTGAGTTATTAATGATGATTGTAAATTTTCTAAAATTGCTCTTTTTTCTTGAGCTGCCTCTAATTCATCATCACTTAAACTTAATTCTTGTGCTTTTAATTCTACTATCTTTCTACTAGATGCAGCAACTAAACTATTACCAGTAACAGAATCTTTTAGCATCTTTTTTACATCAGGCGCCAATCTAGCCATTGATTTCGCAGAATCTCTATAAGCTTTTGCTCTTTCTCTAGCTGCTCTTTCTGCTCTCTCTTCTGCAGCAACTTGCTCATTTAATGGAGCTACTGAAGCTCTTCTGTATCCAAGTGTTTCCTTTTCGGAATCTCTTATTTGTTCTAATTGTCTTCGTTGCGCACCAGTTGCCGTTGCCAATGCTTCATTGGTAACAGCTAACCTAGCTTCAATTTCAGCAATTTCTTCTAATAGGTCAGCCCTTTGTTGTAATTGTTCGTTGGATAATGCCATTACTTATTAATTAATCTTTACCCAAAATGCCAGCTTTAACTAACATATTATAATATTCAGGTTCTTCTTTTTTCATTTTTTCAATATCATCAGCGTATTTGTTGTTTATTTTATTAACATCTGCTTTCAATTGTTGTAAAACCGGGTCATTATCTATTATAGTTTGTAATTTATTTGGCACATTCTTTTTACCGAACCATCCAAACAGCTCTTTTAGATTTGATTTAGATATTTTATATTTTTTCATTGAATATTGGGTTTATACTACTATAAATATCGTATAAAACAAAAAGTTAGGATTACCCAGTAAATTACCGTTTAATCCTAACTTTGGATGATTTCCCAGCCTTTGTATTGGCTGCTTGTATTTGTTCGTTTTCTTTGGTTTTTGAATCAACCAATTTATTATAGTAGAAGTTTCGAAGATATGTTGGCATTTTATAGATTTCCATCATAGTAAATCCGTTTCCATAATTTACCATATCAAATATCTGCGAATGCATTTGAACACTATGATTCTGAGCTAGGCCAAAAAAACCCTACGCCCATTGGAATCGGACTTACCTCCTTTTCTCCATCTCTGTGGGTATATGTAAATGACATATCAACATCAGGAGATATAGTTTTAACATATTCTCTGAATGCTTTACTATCTCTAGCTAACATATTATTTAAATACTTTGTAATTGCACCTAAAGATGTATCACCTTCTACACTTTTAATCATATAACGTAATCTAGTAGTAATTTCACCAGAAAACTCTTTATTTATTTTTTGCATTCCTTCAATATCTTTCTCAATAGCAATTTCGTCACCATGAGTTAATAATTTGAATGTTAATTTTGTTTTACCAAATGGTGTTGTATAATCAAATTCGTTTTTATTATTGAATACTGACATATCTACTTCTTTTGTTTGGATTTTTGCCAAATCAATAGTTGTTGATATTACATCGCCAGTAACATTTGAATAAAATTTAAAATTATAATCAGGACCATATCCTAATAATCTAGTTGCTAATAAAATTGCGTTTTTATCACCAATTAAAATATCTTTTGAATTTACACCATTATCAACTATAATTGATTCAAACAATTTATCCAAAACAACACCTTTTTTAATAAGATTTTGATTGGAAAGGATATCTTCTTCCTTTGCAGTCATACATTTAATTGTGATTCTACCAGATGATAACGGATTATCCTTTGGATACAATTTACCTTGAGATGGTAAATCCAACACTTCGGTTGGAAAATCATATTCTCTTTCGTTCATAACTTTACTTTGTTTTAAGTTTGTATATATAAATACATACTTTTTAAAAAATTAGAAAGCACAAAAAAGGGGATACTTTTGATATCCCCTTAATTTTATATACTTTTGATTAGAATTCTAAGATTGCGTAATCGTAAGCTAATGTTAATTCTATTGTTGCAGGTTCATTAGAATCAAACGATAAATCACCAAAGTTAGCCTGAGAAATAAATGCACCTTTTAAAGTCCATTGTTCAATCTTATCACCAACAGGTCCCAACATATAGAAAGTGATATCTTTTTTATAGAAATCAGCGTATCCATCTCTACCAGTAATTGATTCATGTCCTAAACGAACCCAATCCATTACCGCTTGTGCTGCCGAAGGTACAATTGGGTCATACAAAGTGATACTTACATCTTGCCACTCACCTTTACCTTTTAACTTTCTCTTTACGTTGATATGGTCTAAAGTAATTGTTTCAAATTGAATTGTGGGTCTATTTGCTGCCTTTACAAGATATGAAGGGATGTTTTCAATCTCCATCACATATCTATTTTTCATCTTCGGTTCGAAGTTCGTATAGAACATCTTATCAAACTCTAATATTTCTGCCATTTTTATTCCTTTTTATTATATTAATAAATATCTAATTCCTTTATTTTCGTATTATGCTGTGAAACTTGCTCCAGTTGGTAAGATGTTGAAATCTATTACGATAAATTCCGCTGTCTTAGCCGGTTGTAAGAAAATTTGTCCTGCTAATATGTTTCTATCAATCACATCCGGTGTGTTGTTAGTTTCATCCATTACAACTTTGAATGTATAAAGACCTTGTCTTTGTTGTACAGACTCTAAATAAGGATTAACAGTATTTAAGAATCTATTTCTAGTCGTAGATGTATTTTGTTCGAACACTAAGAAACGAGATGTTGAAGCGATAAACTTCTTAAGAGTGATAAGTAATCTTCTAACATTGATTCTATCTAAAGCAGATGCCTTATCTTGCAATGTCTTCTGTCCGAATGCTACAATACCTTGTCCAGGGAATGCTGCGATTGGGTTTACTTTGTTCTCATAAAGAGTATCTCTTTCAGCGTGCGTTAATCTATTTAATACACTAACTGCTCCAGTGATACCACCTCTATTCAAACCAGCAGGTGCGAACCATTCAGCTGCTAATCTATCATTAGAAGCGAATACAGCCGGCATCAATACTGATGGTGGAACTGAAGTTAATTTATTTGTGTTACTATCGATTGTTTTAACCCAAGGATAGTAAGTTGCTACATAGTTTGAATCTACTGAATTTGCTTGCTCAGTTGCTTCAGTAATTGTATCATCGTAATCGTTGAAATCAGCGATGTAGAAACAATCTTGTCTTTCTTCAACCATATCAATTACTTTAGAAGTAATAGCCGGATGTAATTGTCTTACAATACCAGGAGTTACTACCATATTGATATCATACTCATCAGGATTAGATACAGCGTTGATTGCTTTTGTATATGCTACTGAACCAGATGATGTTGAAGTTGCGCAATTAAAACCTTGCTGATTTGCATTACCCCAATCAGTATCGCCAGCCTTAGCTATCTTTACAGTTGGGTTAGTACCATCAAATCCAAATTGGAATCCTAATACAAATTGTCTCTTAACCATATCAGTTGATGCTGAACCAGTCATTACATAATTCAATTGAGAATCAAATGCGAATGCTACGTTTGCTCCAGATTTAGCTCCAACAGGAATTGGTTTCAAATATTGTTTATTATCCATTGATACACCAGATGTTTCAAAATCAAATCCACTATAATAAATTGGAGATGATGATGTGTTATTTGCTGAACCAGTTTGATAAGTTACTGCAGGCACCCATCCATCTTCTGTTGTAGAATTTGTTTTGATTGGATTTGTATATGCTTCATGTCCAAATGGTGCTGCTGATATTGGATAAGAACCAGGTCCTAAAATATTAGCGTTTGCATCCTGAACTACTACTCTTACATATTTTGATTTTGATGTATAATCACCATATTCAGTAATTTTACCATTAGAATCAATTGTGAAATATCTATCACCAATTCTTCTAGCAATATAGTTTGGAGAAGCAGGGTCTAAGTTTACATTGTTAAATGTTTCAACAACACTCTTTCTCTTATCAGTATCACTATATGAACGAATTGTTACAGTAAATGTTGAATAATCAGTCGAACCATCTTCACCAGCTGCTTTTACATTAGAAATACCAACTTTAAATTTAGTATTGTATAATGTACCATGTCCAATAGTTTTAAATTGGAATAGGTTATATCTTTCACCACTAATTAATTGAGATTGAACAATTGGAGTTTCAGCTTCTTGTGCATCACCATAAGTTTGAGTTGGTAATGTTACCTCACTAATTACAGTTTTATTAGTACCATTAGCACCAGAACCAGTGTAGGATAATGCAACGTTTTCAAAGAAATTATAAGCGTATGCTGCTTTAGCACCAAATGCAGATTCACCAAATACGTCTGCTAAATCATTAGTAGCTGTACTTAATATAGATGCTGATATGTTAGCTGCGCCAGAACCTGAACTAATTAGTCCAGAAATTACGAAACTACCCTCGCCTTCTGCACTACTTGTGATATTAGTTGATGCATTTGTAAAACCTACTTTTTCATCACCAAAATTAGTTGAATAAAGTACCCCAACAAATTTTTGTCCTACTCCATTAGTAGAACCAGATGCTAAGATACCTAAAGGTGCTAATTGTTGATATCCACCAATACCAGCAACTCTTACGATTGTTGCTTGTCCAGCTTCTCTTAAATAGTTTTGTACTGCATATTCAGTATAATAAGTTCCATCAGGAGTACCGAAGATATCTTCGAACTCTGATTGGGTTCTCACAATTGTAGGTACGAATGCAGGTCCTTGCTTAAAAGGTCCTATAAATGCTGCTCCGATTTCTCCTACACCTTGTGCTAAGAATGAAAGGTCATTTTCTCTTGTGAAAACTCCCGGTGATACGATTCTTTCTGCCATTTTATTTCTCCAATTTGTATTTTAAGTTTGTAATTAAGAAAATCCTATGTAATTACCTATATAAATATAAAGAAAATGTTCAAAACACAAATTTGTTTATAAATAAGTGCTTTGAACATATTACAATAAAAATCTTTAAATATTATTAAGTTGTTGGTGCAACCTCTGGTGGAGTTGGTGTAGCACTGCCAGATGTTGGTGACCAAGGTAAATCAATTTCATTTACATCTATTGTTGCAAATTTTACAGTATCAATTTGTTTTTGTATTTGTTGATTTATATGAGTCATATAGTTTGATGGAGATGAACCACTTACATGGTTTTGTATCCAACCCAATACTAATTCTTCTGTCAAATCTCTATAATCTACAAAACCATCACCGTTAAGGTCTTGTATTTGAAAAGGAGTTGCTCCATTGAATATACCACTATTACCATCTTCATCGGTACCTGTTAATCTCCAATTAGTACCAACAATTACATCAGATAAATTTTCTGTGTTTTGCTTTTTAAGTCCTATTAATTTCCATTCGTATGTTAATGCCATAATTTTTTATTTTATATTATATAAATATATTGATTTTAAACTTCCAATGAACCACTATAATAATCGGTAGTTAATAAATGTCTATATGCTTGTGCCATATGGTCCAATGGTGATGATTGGTCTATAAAAAATACGCACTTATGGTCCATACCAGCAGTACCAATACTAACACCATGTTTATTATCAGATGGGTTAGTTCCTATAAATCCAATTGGGTTTGCATTGGCATCCCTTGCAGCTTTATTTACCCAAATAGTTACTGCCACTTCTCCAGTATATCCAGCAGACCAATATACTTCCGTACCTGCGCTTCTATTCATTGGCGTTAAACCATCGGGTCTAGATAGGTCAACAGGTGGCTTGAAATCTGCCATTCTTTTTTCAACTTTTATATTTGTAACAACGTGATATGCATTTGGTACAGTCAATCCAGTTCCTGGTAATTCGTAATCTCTAATTAGTGCCATATTATTATCCTTTAATATTAAGTATTAAATTATTTAAAATTTCTTTCAATTCTTTAATTTCAGCTGATTGTTTTTTTATAATTTCATTTTGTTCTTTTATTGCTTCAATAAATAAACCAGCAAAATTACCATATGAAACACCATACTCATCCACATCAGCTGCGTATGTTACTACCTCAGGTAATATTTTTTCTACTTCTTGTGCAATTACCCCTATATTTCTTTTTTTGGTTTCATCATTAATTCTACTATAAAATACACCTCTCATTTGTGATACTTTATCTAAAGCATTATCAACAGTTATAATATTTTCTTTTGCTCGTCTATCAGAATAAGCTACTATATTACCTTCAGAATAAATACCTTTAGCTACATATATACCATATGCTCCAGATGTTGAAGATGTACAAAATCCCGTACAGTTATTTCCCAATGAATGATACCATACCCATCTTCCAGCGTCTTGTAAATAACAACCACCATTACCACTCTCCCACATATAGTGAGGTAAATATGCTGAATCGATTACGTGTCCATACCATCCATTTCTATTACCATTCATTCTCCAAGCACCATATGTGATGTTGTTTGGATACCAGTGAGCTCCGTTTTGACTGGCGTAATATCCAGTATCATTTGTCCACATCCACTTATACTTAAATGAATAGTTTGATGAACCTGCCAATTGGATACACAAATCACTCATATCGTAATCAGAATAAACTCTAGTTCCTTCATAAGAACCAGCATTTCCTCCCAATTTAATACCAGTATGGTATGCAATTCTTAAATCCGGATAAGGATAACCCCATCCACCACCTTCTTGGAAGATAGAGTATGCATTTGTACCTTGTCCAGAGTTACCACCCGTACCAATAAAATCAATACGAGCTGCTCTCATATAGTTATTGAATTCACCAGAACTCATTTGAGAATATCCAGTAGGGTCAGTATAATATCCTGTATTGTTTTGGTCATAGAATATAGGTGCTCTAGAACTACCATTTGAATATGAGTTACCACCCCTATCTATATAGAAATCAGTAGTACCCCAACTTTGGTTTCTATGGCCGTGGTCGTGGTTGATTCTAAAATAAGAATCATCTGCATATCCATATCCACAAGACCATGTATTACTATTAAATCCGCTTGAGAATAAGATAGAAGGTCTATCACCTCCAGGTCCACCATTTACTCTAAATTCACCAACAATACCCCAAGAGTTATCACCCTGGTTGTTTGCTGCCATAAATGCTCTACTATTAGGACCTGTTCCAAGTTTTACAACTTCTAATACTAAACCAGTGTTTGTAAAATAACTATATCCATTAGGGTCTACATATCGAGATGTGTCATTGGCATCGTACATAATTGTAGAATATAGTGAACCAACACCAACTTCATTCAATCCGTACATTGCTAACTTATACCAAGCACGCTTTGAACTCCAATAAGATGTCCACCATGCACCTTCAATAGGTCCACCAACTAATTGCCACCCATATCCACTATTATATGAACTTACATAGTGAAGTGCCTGAACTCCAGTCCAGTGAGATGTACCAGCGGGTTGGTTAGCTGGGTTACTCCACGTATCAAAGAATCCACTACCCCAAGTAAATACTGAAATAAGGTCAGTTGTACCCCAACCCATTGAACCTACCCAATAGTTAGAATCCCCAGTATAATCATTTCTACGGAAGTTACCTTTTGCAGTCTGTCCAATTCTCATTTTACCATAATCGGTCAAACCTTGCCAGTTAGTATTTCCGTTACCATCAAAATAGTAACCAGTATCTCTATCGTAATAGATTGGTGCGTTCATTTGGTCTCTTGCCCAAATTCTAGAAGAAATTGCTGCGAATGTAGTACCATAGTTCATTACCAATAATCCGTGGTCATTTAAGAATCCAGCTTGTCCTCCAGCGTTTGGATGTGACCAAGCTAAACCATATAAAGAACCAGGAGATGAACCATCAATTGCTAATTTATATGAATCACCCATTGCGAATACACCCTGATATCTAGTAGATGTATAAACACCTACAACAGATTGTCCGTAGTTGTAATCTAAGTAAAGGTTATTGTTTGTACCAATTCTAACTGCCGAATTAAATCTAACAGAAGATGTACTATCTGCATTAAATCCTAATAATGTGTTTCCTGCTGAGTTATTTGATGAATAGAATCCACCTGCTTCGTAAGCGTAATAAGAGCCATCAACTAATGTATATCCTTGTCCACCTTTATATAGGATTACAAATTCAGAACCCCCAGACATAGCATGTCCCCAAGCTCTAGTAAATCCATAAGATGCTAAATCACCTAACCAACCACCACTATTATACCAAACTTGTGCGCCACCAATGGTCATATTAACGGCGTTAATACCACTATTTGTAAATGTTGCCGATGTTACACCATTACTACTTTGAACTCTAAATCCAGTTCCAAAATAGTATCTCATTTCTTCCCAATCATCATCCGCATTCCATATAAAGTGATTGGTATCTCCGTTAGTTCTTAGATATAATCTTTGGTCATTTAAACCATAAGAACCAGTCATATTTATACCACCACTAATAGGAATTGCGTATCCAGAATAGTTTCCAGCATGCAACATTGCTCTCCACCCACTTTGCCAGTTCGTAGTACCATACCATCCGTATCTATGAAGAATTTCACCCTGATAGAAATAGTATTGGTCATGTTGATGCCCACCTAATCCATAATATTCAATTAATGTACCATAAGATGAAGGTGCTCCACTTTGAGTGTAACTATCCCACATTCTAAAGGACATTGATTGAGTACCACTACCAGTACCATGAGCTCCCCAACTATAATCCCATTCTCTATAAGGGAATGTTACTTGGTTTACTACTATTCTATTACTATTCCATAAATAAGTTGTATCATCCGAAACATAATATAGTGGTGAACGTAAATTACCATTTACCGAATCAGGCGTTACATATACTTCCTGATTTACCATTCTTAATGTAGTAAAATTCGATGCACCTTCAGTACCAGTATTTAAATTGATTCTTTTTGATGAACCTCTATTTGATATATTAATTGCCCCAGCTCCATCTAAATTCATAGATAATCCATCAGTAGAATATGCTGCATAAGAACCAAAAGATTGTGTTCTACCACCCATACCAAACCAAACTCTTTGAGTACTATTATCATCATACATTCCCAATAACATATATCCAGATGCAGATGTATTATGCCATCTCATAAACGGAGCGCCACTACTATTGAATCTTGCTAAACCATTTACAATTAAACCGGCATTGTTTACATTCAAATTACCAGTATCTAATGTTAAATAATTTGTTCCATTAATACTCCAATAATGAGCGTTGTTATTAGCATCAATTTGATATGTTGTATATGCTCCAGAGTTTGATGGTCTAGTTTGGAATCTCATTTTTGCACGGCTGGTGCCATTATCAACAGTCTCAATATAAAGACCGCCACTATCCATATCACTATAAGTGTAATATGAGTTACCACCAGAAGACCATCTTAAATTACCAACGGCTTGTATAGTAGCTTGAGGAGTACCAGTACTTCCAGCTATTAAACTATTTGTTACTTTAACGTTTGCATCACTAGTACCAACTGATAAAATAACTGCATCTAAATCTTCATTATTATAGAAACGAACTCCACCATATCCAGGTTGTGCACCCATACGAATACCAGTGTGCCATCTTAAATCTAATTTGGTATATGAACCTCCAAAATTTTCTATATTAGTACCAATGTAGTAATTACTATTTGCATCACTATCACCACCACCAAAATGTAATCTAGTAGAACCTACTGAACTATATGCCTGATTACTAAAGTTACCACCAATTACAGCTCTACCTGTTACTGTTAAATCATTAAAAGTAGGAGAATCGGTTGTACGAACATACTGATTCATATAATATGCATATGGAGAATTGAAATCAGTAAGAACTAATCTACCACTTCCCCAATTTGCCGAATCAAATGCTTGTTTTGCGAAGAAAACATTTTCTGAGTATTTGTCACTTACAATAGCGAAACTACTCTTAACATCACCACCACTATATGTACTTGTCCATAACACATCACTCCAAGGACCACTAAATCCTAAATTACCACTGGATAACATTGCTACCTTAAACTTACCAGCTCCAAATATAGCGTTGTTTGGTTTTTCACTACCACCACTCACATAATAACCACCTAAATAGTTATCTGCTCTTGTATATTGTCTTTGGTCATAATAAGTACCTTCTTGCCCATCCAATAAATCTGAATTGAGGCTTGATACTAATGTAGTTGATGAAACTACCAATGGAGATGTACCAGTTGCAACTCCTAATGTTAGTCTATTATGTGTTACGTTATCAGTTGTTCTAACCGGTTGGTTTAAATAATCTGAGAATTGGTAACCATCCCATAAATCCGCATCCAATCCAGTACCAGTTCCATCATTTGCACTATGCCAAATTGTTCCAGCAATATGTCCTTGATTTGCAGTTGTCATAGTTACCCATCCAACCGATGACCAAGATGTATTATCCGTTCTATTTCTTATTTTGAATCCTCTAACAGGAGTATTATATTCAAACTCCATTTGAACTGTTCCAGTAGAACCACCCATATTAGTAGACCACAATCCAGAACTATATCCTGTATAACTTAAGGTTCTAAATCCATTATCAACATAAGTATCAATACTAGTACCAGTACCTCCACTTAAATTTCTAAAGAATGATGAATTTTGTTGTCCACCTAAATAATCAGAGTTTAAGTTACTAACTAAAGTTGTAGATGATACTGCTAATGGTGATGTACCAGTTGCTACAGTTGATGTTATTCTATTGAATGATGGTGAATCAGTTGTACGAACATTTTGGTTCATTAAATGAACTTCAGTTGCTCCTTGTCCACTATCAACAGTTCCACTAAGAACTACATTACCTGCTACATAAAGACCATCTTCGGCATACCATCTATCATTTGCTTCTTCCCAATAAAATGCTTTCGTTGCTGCATTACCTCTCTTAACTTCTATACCTGCATTTTCAGTTGGTGCAGTTGATGCTCCAATATCTGCGTTAAGTGTAAGGATATTATCACCTACGTTAAGAGTTGTTGTATTAATATATGTTGTTGTACCACTTACAGTAAGGTCACCACTAATTGTAGCGTTACCAGTTACTGCTAATGTAGTACCATCGAATCTTAAATTTGCTTCAACAGTTCCGTTAGGAGCTGAACCATTTAGTGTGATTACACCATTATCAGTTGTACCAGTTAATGCTAATAATCCAGATGTACCAGATGTACCACGCGTACCTGATGTTCCACTACTTCCAGAAGTTCCAGAAGAACCAGAAGTACCACTACTTCCAGAAGTTCCAGAAGAACCAGAAGTACCACTACTACCGCTTGTACCAGCAGAACCACTTACTCCAGAAGTTCCCGATGAGCCACTTGTACCAGAAGTTCCTGAAGTACCTCTACTACCACTTGTACCAGAAGTTCCAGCCGAACCACTTGTACCAGAAGTTCCTGAAGTTCCAGCCGAACCACTCACCCCACTACTACCACTAGTCCCACTACTACCACTTATACCAGAAGTTCCTGAAGTGCCTCTACTACCACTTGTACCAGAAGTTCCTGCTGAACCAGAAGAACCTTGTGCTCCAGAAGTTCCAGATGTTCCTGCTGAACCAGAAGAACCTTGTGCTCCAGAAGTTCCAGATGTTCCCGATGTACCTGCCGAACCTGAAATTCCAGATGTACCAGAAGTTCCTGATGTTCCTGCTGAACCCGATGAACCTTGTGCTCCAGAAGTTCCTGATGTTCCTGATGTTCCTGCTGAACCCGATGAACCTTGTGCTCCAGAAGTTCCTGATGTACCTCTACTTCCACTTGTTCCCGAAGTTCCTGAAGTTCCCGATGAACCCCCACTACCACTTATTCCAGAAGTTCCAGATGAACCAGAAGTTCCTGATGAACCAGAAGTTCCTGATGTACCTCTACTTCCACTTGTTCCCGAAGTTCCCGATGAACCACTTCCTCCACCGGCTCCAGTTATACCTGAAGTTCCCGATGAACCTCCACTACCAGCCGTTCCATTCGTTCCACTTGTACCGCTTGTCCCACTACTACCAGAAGTTCCTGATGTTCCATTTGAACCGCCACCACCAGTTATACCACCACTTCCTGCAGTTCCAGAAGTTCCCGAAGTACCACTACTACCACTTCTTCCAGAGGTTCCCGATGTACCAGCTGTACCAGTTGTACCACCCGTACCATTTGTACCACTTATTCCCGATGAACCACTCGTACCGCTTGTTCCACTACTACCACTTAGTCCAGATGTACCGCTTGTACCAGAAGTTCCTGATGTTCCAGAAGTTCCTGATGTTCCAGAAGTTCCTGCCGAACCCGTTGTACCACTACTACCTGTTGAGCCTGATGTTCCAGAAGTTCCCGATGTACCACTTGTACCACTACTACCGCTTGTACCAGAAGTTCCTGATGTTCCAGAAGTTCCTGATGTTCCAGAAGTTCCTGATGTGCCAGCCGAACCAGTTGAACCAGAAGTTCCTGATGTTCCAGAAGTTCCTGATGTTCCAGAAGTTCCAGACGAACCCTGAGAACCAGAAGTTCCTGATGAACCCGATGTACCAGATGAACCAGATGTTCCTGATGTTCCCGATGTTCCAGAAGTACCAGATGTTCCTGATGTTGCTGCTGCTGTTTTTACACCAACCCTACCAGTTGTTGTATTATAAACTAAAACTTCATTTGTACTACCATCTTGCGGTAAAGAGCCAACACCAAATGTTAATGAACCAGTAATACCAACACTTCCAGTAAATTCTTGCTTATCAGTTTGAGCATCACCAAATTTTGATGAACCACTTGCGTATATTATTGATGATGAAATGTAAGTTACTTTTAATTCAGTTGCATTTATTGTACCAGCTACTGTTAAATCAGTATTAACTACTAAACCTTTATTTGGAGAAATTATTGCCGTTGCTGAACCTGATTTTAATCTATCCAAATCACCAATTGATGTAGCTGATATATTAAACAATCCACTACCATCTCCTCTAAACAAAGATGCTGATATTGATGATGAAATATTAAAAGAGCCACTAATTTGGGTATTTGCTTTTATTTGAAGTGGTGATGTACCAATTACTCCAATTACATTTGTTTGTACTGCAGAAGAACTAAAATTTCCTACAATATTAACAGATTCAGATGAGGCATTTAAAATAGGAGAACCACTTACAAAAAGTGATACACTATTTACACTAGTCTGATTTAAACCATTTGGATTATTACCGTTAAACGCCATTTAATATATCTTTTTATTATGTCAATTCTAATACTGAAACAATTACATCTGCCGAAGCTGCTAACGATGATGTAACTGAAATAAAGTCTGTTGCTTCTAATACAACTTTTTGGTCTCCACCTACCATAACATTTGAACTACCTTGTACAATTAAAGCATTCTTTACCAAAAATACGCATTTGTTTCCACCATTATCTCTAAGCATTACACTTACAGAAATATTTTGAGTTGATGTATTTGCTACATTGACACCAATTACAGTTGCTGCTGTTCCTGCCGGAGCTTCATATACTTTTACGCCTGTTATTCCGATTGAACTTGTTATACTATTTTTAAATGTATTTGCCATTTTGTTTTATTTTTATCCTAATGCTATTGCAAAGGCTATTGCCGAATCTAATACGTCCACACCATCTACTAAATAACCACCTTGTGTTAATCTAATAGAACCAGTAATTATTTGAGAACCAGTAACAGATAATCTTTGATTTATATTAAGAAAATCAAAAGATGCTTGAGATACATCAATAGTTCCTTTAAATGAACCAGTAAATGAACCAGTAAATGAACCGCTTAAATTTGCGTATGCATTTGAAGCTTGAATAATTGAACCTGAAAATATTGGACTATGTATTACCATCTATATCTATATACTTTTGTGTTATGTGTATAAATATAAATAATTTTCCTTTTAAGGTTTCACAGGCCAAGTTATACTAAATGGATTGGGTTGAGATGTAATATCTCTTAAAGATTGTCTGTATTCAGACCAAATTGCTTTTGTTTCAGCTGATACATCTGCTAATTGTGTCCAATCACACTCTACCAATAATTCATTTCGAGTTTCTCTAACAATAAACCATTGATTTTCTAATCTATAATCTATTTCAGTTTGAGATGCATTGGTTTGAATCCAATTTTGATAATATACACCATCAGTTAAAACAGGCGTTCCTTCGGTGATATTTTTTGTGTAATCGGTTGGCATTGGAGTTGGAGTAACTACATACATATCCCACTCTATCAATGATGTATCAGTTAATTCGCTAGGTAAGCTTACATTTGGAAATGCTGCTCTTAATTGAGGAATACTATAAGGATAGTTTATTGTTTCATCTATAATTCGTAAATACATATTATTTAAAGTTTACAGGTATTGATGCAAAATTTGATAAACCAGTACAATTGTTGAATGCATCAGTTCCAGATGGAGTTGGAGTTCTTAACCACAATTCAGGTGCAGTTCCCGTTAATGAATTTACAGTTGAACTCATATTATAAATATTATTAAAAATAGTTACGTTTGTATTAAATGTAAATTGTAATACATTTGTTAATGCTCTACAATTTCTAAAAGTTGATGAAAAGTTTACTACTAAAGTATTAGTATCAAATAATGTAGAAGGTACTGATGTTAATCCAGTACAAGCAAAAAAGCAAGATGCAAATGTTGTTGCTAAAGTTACATTATCAAATAATCCAGTTGGTACGGTTGTTATAGTTGTTATACCAGAAAAACTATCCGTAAATGTTGTTGCGTTTGGTGAATAATCAAATACATCCTCAGGAATTGCTGTTATTCTAGTACCTCTCATAAAAGAGGCAAAAGAAACTACCTCTGCTAAACCAGTATACCCACCCACACCACTCAATGAAGCACTTCCAGGTATTGCTGTCAAATTAGTACATCCATAAAAATTTATAGTTCTTAATCCAACAATTCCCCATTGTACTAATTCCGTAACAAGAGTTCTAATACCAGCATTATTATCGACACGAAAACCTGGCATAAATCCATTTATAGTAATTGTATAAGTTCCGGCTGTTACAAAGGTATGTATTCTATCTACTGAATTTGATGATGTTATTAGTGGTGATGATGTAGAATCTCCCCAGCTAATCGTTAAATTAGGAGTTAAACCACCATAATCTACTAAAGGAGTTGTAAATACAGTATTAGCCGTAGTCGTTGTTATTCTAAATACAAACGGAAAAACTGCCGATGTTTCTGATTCTACTAGTCTTCTAAATATTCCCATAACTATAATTATTAACTTAAGTTTTTACCTGTTACAAATCCATAGTAAGATGTTCCACCATTATAAGTGTAGAATACTAAAACATCAGTTCCAGAAGAAGTAAGTATTGGCGCACTTCCACCAACCCAATCAACACTAGCAGGCCAAGTAATTGCATATGCTCCGGCATTTACGGTTACTAATGTAAATCCAAATCCAATTGGAGAATTAGGTGCGTTTGTTATTGTTATTGTTGCAGTTCCGTTAAATTGTCTTCTAAAGTTGTTTGCTGTTGATAAATCCAATGTTGCACTTCCACCAGTTCCTAAATCATTAAATGTTTCTCTATATGTTGTTGATATTACGTTACCTACTACTGCTAAATTCGTACCATCAAATGTTATATTACTTTCAACAGTTGCACCAACGGGTGCATTTGTGTAAGTTAATAATCCATCATTGGTTGTTCCAACCAAAGAAAATCCATTTGTACCAGAAGTTCCAGATGAAAATGCCGGTGAATTAGTACCCGATGTACCATTTGCACCACTAGTCCCAGATGAACCAAAGAATGTACCATTTAATCCAGAAGTACCATTTGCACCACCACTACCAGAAGTACCAGATGAAAATCCCGGAGCGTTTGTACCTGATGTACCAGAAGAACCGGAAGCGCCAGTTTCACCATTAATACCACTCGTACCACTGCTACCAAAGAATGTACCATTAACACCAGAAGTTCCTGATGTACCAGAAGTTCCAGAAGTTCCTAATCCAGACGTTCCCGATGTTCCAGCCGTACCACTTATTCCAGAAGTTCCTGATGAACCGAACATTGTACCATTTAATCCAGAAGTTCCTGATGTACCTGAAGTTCCCGATGTACCAGCAGAACCAGATACTCCAGAAGTTCCTGATGTGCCGCTTGTACCACTACTACCAAACATAGTACCATTCAATCCAGAAGTTCCTGCTGTCCCAGAAATACCAGATGTGCCCGATGTACCACTTACTCCGGAAGTACCCGATGTTCCAGAAGTACCACTACTTCCAAACATTGTACCATTTAAACCAGAAGTTCCAGCCGAACCAGAAGTTCCAGAAGTTCCAGAAGTACCACTACTTCCACTTACTCCTGAAGTACCACTTGTACCACTACTTCCAAAGAAAGTTCCATTTAATCCAGAAGTTCCTGATGTTCCCGATGTACCAGAAGTTCCTGATGAACCATCCGTGCCATTTAAACCAGAAGTTCCCGATGAACCACTTTCTCCAGAAGTACCACTACTTCCAAACATTGTACCATTTAAACCAGAAGTTCCCGATGAACCACTTTCTCCAGAAGTTCCAGATGTACCAGCTCCGCTTGTACCAGAAGTACCATCAAAACCAGATGTTCCACTACTTCCAAACATTGTACCATTTAAACCAGAAGTTCCTGAAGTTCCAGAAGTTCCAGAAGAACCACTTTCTCCAGAAGTACCTGAAGTACCACTTATTCCAGAAGTACCACTACTTCCAAACATTGTACCATTCAATCCAGAAGTTCCTGAAGTACCATCAGTACCATTTATTCCCGATGTACCACTTGTACCACTTGTACCAGACGTACCATCAGTACCATTTATACCAGAAGTTCCTGAAGAACCAAAGAAAGTTCCGTTTAATCCAGAAGTTCCTGAAGTTCCGCTAGTACCATCCGTACCATTTATTCCACTCGTTCCACTACTTCCACTTTCTCCCGATGTTCCAGAAGTACCGCTACTACCAAAGAATGTACCATTTAATCCAGAAGTTCCAGAAGAACCATTTTCTCCAGAAGTTCCCGATGAGCCATTTTCTCCAGAAGTTCCTGATGTTCCCGATGTACCATCAGAACCACTTACGCCGCTTGTACCACTACTACCAAAGAATGTTCCGTTTAAACCAGAAGTTCCTGATGAACCATTTTCTCCAGAAGTTCCTGAAGTTCCTGATGTGCCACTTGTACCGCTTGTACCAGAAGTACCACTACTACCAAAGAAAGTTCCATCTAATCCAGATGTTCCTGATGTACCACTTGTACCACCACTTCCAGATGTTCCAGAAGTTCCATCACTACCACTTGTGCCGCTTGTACCGCTTGTTCCATCACTACCAGAAGTTCCTGATGTTCCAGAAGTTCCATCTGAACCATTTGTACCGGATGTACCAGCTGAACCATTTGTACCTGAAGTTCCCGATGTACCACTTGCTCCAGAAGTTCCTGATGAACCACTTTCTCCAGAAGTTCCTGAAGTTCCTGATGTACCATCAGTACCAACACCACTTGTACCACTTGAACCAGCACTACCATTTGTGCCACTTGTACCAGATGTGCCTGAAGTTCCAGATGAACCACTTTCTCCAGAAGTTCCTGATGTACCAGATGTACCATCAGTACCAACGCCGCTTGTACCAGAAGTTCCTGATGTACCGCTTGTACCAGATGAACCATCACTACCACTTGTGCCCGATGTTCCCGATGTACCAGAAGTTCCCGAAGTTCCCGAAGTACCACTACTACCACTAGTACCACTTGTACCAGATGAACCGTCACTACCACTTGTACCAGATGTACCGCTTGTTCCAGAAGTTCCCGATGTACCGCTTGTACCAGATGAACCTGATGTACCATCCGAACCAGAAGTTCCTGATGTTCCAGAAGTTCCAGAAGTTCCCGATGTACCTGAAGTTCCAGCCGAACCAGTTGAACCAGAAGTTCCTGATGAACCAGAAGTTCCCGATGTACCATCTTGTCCAGCTGAGCCGGATGTACCAGAAGTTCCTGATGTACCATCTGAACCAGTTGAACCAGATGTACCACTTGTTCCAGATGTACCAGAAGAACCACCACTACCAGATGTTCCACTACTACCACTATCACCACCACTACCAGAAGTTCCCGATGTACCAGAAGTTCCCGATGTACCAGAAGTTCCCGAAGTACCACTACTACCATTAGAACCAGAAGTTCCTGAAGTACCCGATGTACCAGAAGTACCTGCTGTACCAGCAGAACCATTTGTACCGCTTGTTCCCGATGTTCCAGAAGTTCCTGATGTTCCAGAAGTTCCTGATGTTCCAGAAGTTCCTGATGAACCACCACTTCCTGCAGTTCCATTTGTACCGCTTGTTCCTGATGTTCCTGATGTTCCAGAAGTTCCAGAAGTTCCTGATGTTCCGCTTGTGCCTGATGTTCCAGATGTTCCGCTTGTGCCTGATGTTCCAGAAGTTCCCGATGTCCCAGATGTTCCAGAAGTTCCCGATGTTCCAGATGTTCCAGAAGTTCCCGATGTTCCAGAAGTTCCAGAAGTTCCAGAAGTTCCTGATGTTCCTGATGTACCAGAAGTTCCTGATGTTCCTGATGTACCAGAAGTTCCTGATGTACCATCTAATCCAGAAGTTCCAGAAGTTCCTGATGTACCAGAAGTTCCTGATGTACCAGAAGTTCCTGATGTACCATCTACTCCAGATGTTCCAGAAGTCCCAGAAGTACCGCTTGTACCACTTGTACCAGAAGTTCCTGATGTACCATCCGTTCCACTTATACCAGAAGTTCCTGATGTACCAGATGAACCCACAGCTGCTGCTATATTTCTATATCCTAATTTTTTTGTTACTGTATCCCATATTACTACTTGCTCATATGATGCAGATGGTAAATTTCCAAAAAATACACTACCACTCACACCCAAACTAGCACTAACTACTAAAGATGCTCTAAAAGTTTGGTCAGTATTAATTTGTAAGAACGATGAAGTATCACTTCCAGCTGCATTTAAAGCGTATGATGCGGTAAATGCAAATATTGCCAATGAAGCCGTACCAACTCTCATTGATGCGGTTTGGAAATTTTGTATAAAGTTAGCCGTATCAACGTTTGATGCATTTTGTGCAAATAATGCATATGATGCGGTAATTGCTAAAGAAGCAGTACCAACAGTCATTGAAGATGTTCTACTATTTCTTACATAATCAGTTAAATTAAGATTACTTAAATCAGCTACATATGATGCAGTTTCTGCAAATTTAGAATTTAAAACAGCCATTGAAGCTGTTTGGTCATTTCTTACATAAGCGTTTGCATTTGATAACGATGCTGATAATGCTACCAACGATGCCGAATCAAATCCAGTTACAGCGTCTGCTAAAGCTGCTCTCCTAGCATAAGATGCCGAATAAACTTCACCAAATACCCTATCTCCATTAATAGTTCCATTTATTAAAGAACCACCACTACCAATTACAACATGTCCAGATGTTAATCCACTAAATACAATTTGTATAGTATCATCATCAATTGATTTTATTGTTCCAGGTAAAATTTGGTCTTCAGAACCAGTAGCGTACACCTGAACCATTGGATATTTTATACCCAAATTGTGTACAATAGTTAAATTACTTACATTATTAAATGCTACTGTTTCAGTTAATGATGTTTCCGGCTGAGGTATGAAATATCCTTGTGTTGGATTGAATCTTAAAATATCATATTCTGCACTAGCCGTAGCCCCAACTCCTTGGAAATTATATGTACCTAAGAATGAACCGGTAAATAATTGAGATTTAATAACATTACTTGCCGTAATATTATTTACTAATATTTTATTCAATACATTCAAATCACCTTGTATAGATGCTGATGTATTTACAACTAATCCTAAATTTGGAGAGATTTGTGCAGTTACAGAACCAGATTGTAATAGAGAAGTTTCAAATGCTAAATTAGCGATATTGATATTTCTTAATCCACTACCATCTCCAATAAATGAAGAACCAGATGCTGCTATTACATTTCCACCACTAACAAATACCGAACCACTCACAGTTAGTGAACCAGAGAATATTCTTACAGATGTATTTACTTCAAATCCTTTATTTGGAGATATCACACCTTCAACCGAACCAGATATAACTCTATCTAATTTAAGGTCTTGTAATGCGTTTGCCGGAATGTTAAATAATCCACCACCATCACCAATAAATAATGCAGCTGTTATAGGTACGTTTACATCTAATTTTTCTGGGTCTACAATTGCTCTACCAGAACCAGATTGAATTATACTTAATTGTAAATCTTCTAATGCCGATGCTGGGATATTAAACAATCCACCACCATCACCTTCAAAACGAGATGATGATATCGAACCACTAATACTTACCGAACCAGTGAATATAGAACCATAATAAGAACCAGAATTAGAACCTACACTTGAGAATACACCATTCGTTGTTACTACAAATTGTATTCCACTTTGAACGGATGCCGTTGCAGAACCACTTGCTATTAATGGAGCTGCAGATGCTTGTACATTCGTTAATTGAGAACCATCTCCAATGAATGAAAATGCTCTAACACTACCACTTACGTCAATTGAACCCGTAAATCTAGAACCAATGGCCGAACCAGTTGCTCCAGTTGTTACTACAAAGGAATCACCACTTTGAACCGATGCAGTTGCAGAACCACTACCAATGAATGGTGCAGCTGCCGCTTGTACGTTTGTTATAAATCTACCATCACCTAATATAAATTGAGCTTTTAAACTACCACTAACATCAACACTACCAGTTATACGAGTACCAATTTGATAATTTAAGCCAGAACCAGTTGCACCGGTTGTAACTACAAAAGTATCACCACTAGCTACCGAAGCCGTTGCAGAACCACTTGCTATTAAAGGTGATGCTGCCGCTTGTACATTTGTAATTTGAGAACCATCTCCTATAAATCTAAATGCTCTAACACTTCCACTTACATCAACACTTCCAGTAAATTGAGAACCAAACTCAGAACCACTAAATATATTAGTTGCTATTACTTTAAATCCAAAATCAGGACTTACAGATGCCGTTACTGAACCAGATACAATAAACGATGATAATAGTGCATCTTCAGTTAATGCAGAACGAGGAATATTTCTAAGATATGTTCCATCAGCAAATATAAATGATGATGAATCTATAAATAGTCCTCCGCTTGTATCATTTACAAATAAACTACCAGATACGGATATTGAACCCGTAAATTGAGATGCTATTTGTGTAACAAAGAAACTTTCACTTACTGATGAAGTAAATGGTGTTTTTACTATAAATCCAAATACAGGAGATACCGATGCTGTTACTGAACCTGATTTAATTTCAGATGAAGCTAATGCATCTTCAGTTAATGCAGAACGAGGAATATTTCGTAAATAAGTACCTTCTGAATAAATAAAAGAAGATGAATCAATTAAAATACTTCCACTAAAAGATGAACCACTTTCAACTGATTCAACAAAAAATCCTTTTTGTGGTGATACCGATGCTGTTATACTACCAGTTGCTATTCGTACTGCATCACCAGTAATATTTGAGAAAGGAATATCAAATAATCCTTTACCACTACCACTAAATACAGAAGCAGTTACTACACCAATTACTTTTGTATCTCCAATTAATTTTATTTCTGCTGGAACATATAATGCATCTACTACATTAATAGTGCCGGCCATTGAACCATGTAATTGACAATTATAATAAAGTGTATTCGGTGCACTTCCTGAAACTAAAAATGTTATAACACCAACATCATCACCATTATTAGTTACCCAAGTATCATATGAGTTTGCAGTACCTGTACTATTTGTATCTTTAATCCAAAATGGATGCCCACTAGCATTTACATTAAATGTATAATTTACATTTCTAACTAAAGTTAAAGTTGGGTTTGAACCACTTACTAATCTATTACTTATATTATATGCACTACTTCCAGCATTGGTTACGTTAAATACAGTATCTATATCAGAATATGCTAATTCTCTTGCAGAAGATGATACTATAAAACTTCCACTAATTGTAGAAAATGTATTTACTCTAAGCCCATAATCAGGCGAAATTGATGCAGTTACCGAACCACTTGCAATTCTATTAATTTTAAATGATAATGCAGATTCAGGAATATCAGATAATCCAGCACCACTACCACTAAAGAAAGAACCAGTCTCAACTCTAATATATCCACCAGTTACAAATAAACTACCAGTAAATTGCGAACCACTTTCAGCTGATATTACTCTAAATCCAAAATCAGGAGAAACAGATGCAGTTACACTACCACTTTTAATTTCGGTAGATATTAAAGCATCTTCGGTCAATGCGTTTCTAGGAATATCTTTTAATCCAGCACCAGAACCAGAGAAAAATGAGCCAGTCTCAACTCTAATGTATCCACCAGTTACAAATAAAGAACCTGTAAATTGAGAACCACTTTCAGCTGATATTACTCTAAATCCATCATCAGGAGAAACCGATGCAGTTACACTTCCACTAGCAATTCTTTTTAATTCTTCTGATAACGCTGAAAATGGAATATCTGTTAATCCTTTACCACTACCACTAAATACGGATGCTGATACTGAACCAGAAAAGTTTGATACTGAAGCGAATACCTCAAATCCTCTATCAGGAGAAATTGATGCAGTTGCCGAACCAGAGAAAATTTTAGAAAGGTCTAAGTTTGCCAATGCTGATAGTGGGATATCAAATAAATTTTTACCACTACCAGAATAAGATGAACCACTTGCTAATGATATATTACCACTAACAAATAAACTACCAGTAAATTGAGAACCACTTTCCGCAGATAATACTTTAAATCCAAATTCAGGACTAACCGATGCCGTTACACTACCACTTTTTATTTCAGTAGATAATAAAGCATCTGGCGTTAAAGCTGCTCTTGGTATATCAAATAATCTAGCACCACTACCGCTAAACGAACCACTGGATATTTCTATACTTGAATTTCCAAATATACTACCACTTAAAAATATACTACCAGTAAATTGAGAACCTTTATCAGAAGATACTACTACGAATCCAGAATCAGGACTTACAGAAGCTGTTACCGAACCAGATACTATCTTTGTTGCAACTTGAGGTGGTACGTTTATATTTGTTAATCTACTACCATCTCCTTGAAATGAACCACTAAAGCTTGAACCACTAATTTCTTGTCCAATTAAATTTCCAAATATAATTAAAGAACCACTAATATCAACAGACCCACTAAAAGTTGAACCACTTTCAACTGATTTTACTAAAAACCCATCATCAGGACTTACAGAAGCCGTTACAGAACCACTTGCTATTCTAGGAGAATCTCCAGTAAATGCTGCTCTTGGAATATTAAATAATCCCCCACCATCACCTTGGAAAAACGAACCACTAAATGAGCCAGTAAATTCTCTAGCTCTAATAATATCACTAACATCCAAACTTCCTGTTATGGTAACACCATCACCTTTTTGCAATAATCCATCTACTATATTAATAGTACCAGCCATAGATGCATGGAATTGACAAATATAATAAAGTCTATCAGGTGCATTTGATGGTACTGCAAATATTAAAGTACCAACTTGACCTCCATTATTCGTTACACCCGTATTATATAAATCGTTTGTTCCGGTTGTATTAATTGTTTTTATTTGAAAAGGATGTCCGCTTACATTTAAATTAAAAATATAAGTTATACCTCTTACTAATGTTAATGTTGGATTCGAACCAATAGCTGCCCCAGTAAAATTATAATTTAAATTATCATTATTAGTTACGTTAAATACAGTTTGTATAGATTCGGATGGAAAATATTGCTTAGATGCTGAAATAAGCATACTTCCACTAAATGTAGAGAATGTATTTACCACCAATCCTTTATCAGGAGAAATTGATGCCGTTGCCGAACCGCTTGAAATCTTAGATAAGTCTAAATCTCTTAATGCTCTTACTGGAATATCAAATAATCTAGCACCACTACCAGAGTAAGATGAACCAGAATTAATTTCAATTCCACCACTTACAAATAAACTACCAGTAAAACTAGAACCACTTTGTGCAGATATTACTTTAAATCCAAAATCCGGAGATGTTGATGCCGTTACACTACCACTTGCTATTAATGTTGCTACCAATGCATCCGGAGTTAATGCTGAACGTGGTATATCGAATAATCTTGCACCACTACCAGAATAAACACCACCAACACCCAATTGAATATTACCAGTAACAAACATGCTACCAGTTATCTGAGAACCAACCGTAGCAGATTCTACTCTAAATCCAAAATTAGGTGATACCGATGCCGTTACACTACCACTTGCTATTAAAGTTGCATCCTCTGCTAAAGCTGATTGTGGAATATCAAATAATCCCTTACCACTACCACTAAACATTGATGCGGATACTGGAAATTGGAATGTTGAGAATGTATTTACAACCAATCCAGTGTTTGGTGCGATAGATGCAGTTGCAGAACCACTTGCTATTAATGTTGCTGTTAAAGCTGGTAAATTAAATAATCCTCTACCATCTCCAATAAATAACGATGCTGATATACTACCACTAATATCCACACTACCAGTAAATTCAGAACCACTTAATGCCGATTCAACTTTAAATCCATATGTAGGGTCTACGGAAGCAGTTACACTACCACTAGCTATTCTAAATGAATCACCACTAAATGCAGAACGAGGAATGTTAAACAATCCAGCACCATCTCCAGTAAATGCACCAGATACAGAACCTGTTATTTCTTGGGCTTTAAGAGAACCAGTTATTATAACACTACCACTAATATTAAGTGAACCAGTTATTTGTTGTATATCTAATATATCATCTCCAAACTTATTTGAACCCGATGAATATATTACAGATGATGAAATATAAGATACTACTAATTGTTCTGCAAATATAGAATCTCTTACAATTAAATTTCCTTGAACTGTTGTATTTGTATTTACAACTAAATTGCCTCCTATAAAAGATGCAGTTGCTGAACCACTAGCTATTCTAATTGCTGCAGGTAGATTTGTTAAGTTACTACCATCCCCTTGAAATGAACCAGAAAAAGAACCTGAAATTTGGTCTAAACTAATTGTTCTTGCAAATCCTCTATTACCTTCACTATCCGAAACTACAATAGCAGGATTCGTTAATAATGATGCAGAAAAGCTAGGAACACCCAAATTCGGCTCTGCTTGAGATAAATCCAAGAATTGATACCTGTCAGATGTTACATTTTTCGGGCTTACAACCCTTACCCTGCCCGTTAATAGATTACTTATTGCCATGCGTTACTTTCCAGCTTTGTTATAAATATAGAGAATCCCTTAT